GCCAGTCGTTACCGATTGGCGAGAGTCTGCTATTCTTGGTGACCCGTGGATGGATCTAGCCGTTACCGTCGACGAAATGAATCAAGCGCGGCGAGATAGTCTTGCCGCGCAGCAAAAGGACAGTTATCTATCTTCAATTACGCCTAAAGGCAAAGCGCTTGAGTATCTTCTCGACACGCTGTTGCTCTCATCAAAGTGAAGTAGGGGTAAGAATGAAAAGACTTTTTCAAGACTGGCTCAAGGAGACTGCCAGGCTTCAGGAAGAGTGCTACGGAGCCAAGTACTCGGTCTTCCACAGCAACGCGCCTGATGATATCAACGCCACTATCGAGTATATGCGTTGGAACATGTTGGCGATTGACGATGAACTTGCCGAAATGCGGCAAGCAATGTCGTGGAAACCGTGGCAGCACGATGACCCGTACCTTGACCGCGAAGAACTAGTTAAGGAGGCGGTCGATGTTCTGCATTTTGTCGCTAACATCATCTGCGCCGCTGGAGCCACCGACGAAGAGCTTGACGAAATCTATCTAGAAAAAATGAAAAAGAATCGAGCGCGCCAGCGCGATGGGTACAAAGTTCGCGAGGCTGGAGTAAAGTGTGGTGTCTGCTCGAGGGCTCTTGACGAAGTCCGGGTTAGTGTTTCTAATTCAACAATTTGCGTGAAGTGCGAGGTAGTGGCATGACGATTAGCGAAGAGTGGGTGCGCGAGCAATTCGCGCAGGCAAGAGTTAAGCAGTCGGTTGGCACGGCGGTGCTAAGACTTATGGAGCTGTGGAACACAATGAACCACACAGATAAGTCAGCGGCCGAGACAGTTGAAGTGTTTAGCAAGGTAGCACTCGGGCACGCGCTTATCCCTCAGAGCGTTGCCGATGAGATCTGGGTTCAAGCGCAGCCGGGGCAAATCACTGTCGGAGATGAGGTGCGAGTTAAGGCTGACGCGTATACGGGAGAAGCTGGAACGGCGCACAACGGGCGGCGCGGACGAATTGTTGGTATTCGATACGGAGATGTCATTTTTAAGTCGGAGGACGATAAGGCTCCGGCAATTGAAGGCGCGCATCATAGCCCGTACATGCTCGAGAAGAGAGTCAAGTAATGAGAGCTTCAGCGCAGCTAGAGGTGCAAGGCGATACGTACGACGAGATTGCTGGTAAGACGTTACGCGCAGTCGCAGAGTTTCTTGGGATTAGCATCGATGAAATTGAAAATCGGGTCGACATCGAAGTCGACATTACTCCTAGCTACTCAGACATGAGTGCCGATGGCGCGTACAAGGCAACCGTGCATCTAAGAATGAAGAGGTAAAAGACATGGCAAGCAAAGAAAGCAAGAAGACCCCCCGCGAGGAAGCTCTTTGTACCGCGGCAGATCTTATTGCCGGTAATCGCGACAAGCAGTATGGCGGGCCAGAAGAGAATTTCAACCGGATTGCTAGGATCTGGACCGTTCTCTTCGGGCGACCATTCTCCGAATCGGACGTCGCGGCAGCAATGATCGCTGTCAAGATGGCGCGACTGGTCAATGGCGGGTTTCAGGCCGACACCTGGATCGACATTGCCGGATACGCGGGATGCGGCTATGAGGTGGGCCAGATCACTGAGAACAGATCAACCTCAGCGTAAGGTAAGGGCGACCGCGCGACGAAGGAGACACATGAGTGCCCCGAAGTTTGTTGACTGCAACGGCCTTGCTGGTTTTATGAGCCTTGGCATGGCAAATGCTGGAATGAAGATGCAAGGACGAGTCGGCACTCTTGATTTTGGTAACCGTGTCGCGGAAGCGAACCGTAAACACTTCAACTCGGATGATGAGTACTGGGACGCCTGGTTCTCTGATGACCCAGATGACTGGCCGGATTTTGACGACACGGACGCTGTGGTCGGGTGTCCTCCGTGCTCAGGGTGGTCACCGTTTAGCGGGCCAACATATCGCGGGCCGGATTCACCGGCGCATGTGCATACGCGTGCATTCATGCAGTACGCCGCGCGGCAGAAGCCGACAGTTGTCTCGTTTGAGTGTGTGCAGCAGGCGTACACTCAAGGGCGCGAGGTAATGCTCCAATACCGCGACATGCTCGAACAGCTAAGCGGCAAAGAATACGACCTGTATCACGTCAAGCACAACAATCTGCGTCTTGGCGGATTTTCGTTCCGGCCGCGTTATTTCTGGGTAGCGGTTGAGAAGGGCTTGCCTTTTGGTGCGCACTGCGACGACCCCACTGAGTTGCCTAAGATCATGGAAGTCATCGGTGACCTTGCCGATATGCCATATCAGTGGGAAGAGCAGCCATACGTCGGGGACGACACAAAATGGACGCGTTCGCTGAGAAATCAGACCGGCCAGGTTGACGGGCACATGGGGCGAACGAATATCCACGCTCAACGGGTCGAGGAAGTTTTCACGTCTATTGCCGAAGACGACGCCTGGATGGCCAATGAAAGTCTAGGTGACGCGCTCAAAAAGGCAGTTGATAACCTGGGCGAGTTCCCGCCGACATGGAAGAATCTTGAAGAGGGCGTTCGAAGAAAGGATTACCGTCTAGGCTTTTCGACGCCGTATCGGTGGAGCGATCGCTACTGGGCGAACGTTCTTACCGGCTCAGCGCTTGATCACGTGGTACACCCAACAAAGCCGCGTCTAATCACGCATCGTGAAGCAGCACGGATGCAGGGGCTGCCAGACGGCTGGGCTATCGAGCCTGTTCGCACGTACAGCGCGCTGCCGGCCGTGTGGGGTAAGGCCGTGCCAGTGCAAGCCGCCACGTGGCTAGGCGAGGCTATCAACGGCGCCATCAAGGGGACGCCTACTGGCCCGCAAGGGGAGCTCATTGGTGATCGTGAGTGGCTTCTTAACCTTGACAAAGGCTTTTCCCGTGAAGCCGTGCGCAAGCGCTGGTACTCAGAATAGCCGCGTCGAAATGTGATTTGATATCTTTATGAGCGAGATTAACCTGGAAACACTGCCGATCTGCGAACGATGCTGGCTAGATGAGAACACTGTCTGGGAGCCAGAGGGCGTGGACGAGGACGGAAATATTGTCTCAAAGCTGTCCGGTGTCTCCATTCCAGAAAACTTGCAAACAGGAAATGTCTACATTTGCTGCATGTGTTCTGATTTAACCATAGTTGGACTTTTCGTCGAGCGCGATCCAGAGACAGTTCCATATCTCAGTGAGATCGTTGAACTTCGCCCCTGGGAAGACTAAGACTTCGTGAGCCAGTACTACAATTACTGTCATGGGATTCGAGCGAAGTTGGCAGTACGAAGACGCGCAGGCACGCGCGCTTCGTCGCATGGCCGCGTGCGCGTATACCGCAAATGCTGTAGTTTCGGATCTAGCCGCGCCGAAAAGCATTGAGGACAAGGCAGATCTTCTCGTAGCCGCAGAAGAACTCTATGCCGAGGCAGAGAGACTAGTCGTGCTCGCCCGTGCTATCGCCTGGGGCGACGTAAAAACTGATGGTCAAGAGGTTCAAGCAGAATGATTGAGTGCGACTCCTGCGGCGAGAGATTTTCTCCTGTAGCCACTCGTTGGCTGTGCCCGCACTGCGGTTTTAAGGCGTCGTGCTGCGAAGGCGAACCTCTTTAGAAATCTTAATTTTATTTCTCGTGTCTCATGTAATATAATCAAATCATCATCGAGACAACGCACTGACAAACAACAGGGAGAGACAAAGTGAGCGACGCTCTCGTCGAGCAGTACGCCAAGAAGATCAAGCCGCTATTGCCGCTTGCCAAAAGAGCCTATGGATCCCGCGCGCAGGTTACGCCGGCGCACGAGGCAAGCCGGGAGTATACTCGACTTCTTGCGGAGTTCTACGAGAATGGCGGCAGTCTCGTCGCGCTGTCGGAAAAACTAGACGTGGCGTATAGCGGAATGCGCCGCCGCGTCTTCACCGCAAAGCTGCCTCCTTCGACCATGAAGAAGGGCCGAGTTAAGTACTCGGAGGCCGAGATCTCCGCCGCGGCTAAGAGAGTGACAAAGGCCCGAGACAGCGGTGGCGCCGAGGCGTATCATTCCGCGCTTGCTGCCGAGTACTCGAAGGGCGTGTCTCTTGCCGCTCTGGCGGAGGAGCTCGGGCTTAGTTCGGCCGCCCCTCTGTACTACGGGGTTCAGCGCGCGGCACTTCGAGAAAGCGCGTAGTAGCTTTATTCTCTCTAGGTTACATTAGATCTCTGGCTGCCCCGCGGCGCTTGAGGTGATAGCCCCTGTCACTTCGCCCGCGGGGCAGTCACCATTTGGCAGATCTTAGGGTATGATCTAACGCATGGGCAAGAGCCTTATGGAGATCGTTGCGACGTTGCCGCCGGAGGAGCAGGCAGCGGCGCTTGAAGGTCTTGACATGGACGCGCTCGTCTGGGACTGGTCGATGTGGGCTCGACCAGAGCAAAGACCGCCGCAGGACGAGTCGTGGGCAATCTGGCTGTACCTTGCCGGCCGAGGCGCAGGTAAGACTCGCTCCGCTGCGGAGTGGGTACGTGAGAAGGCTAAGTACACAAACAAGGGTCAACTGCGCTTTGCGCTAGTTGCCCGTACTGCGGCGGACGTTCGCGACGTCATTGTTGAAGGCGAATCCGGTATCATCAATGTCAGTCCGCCAAGCGAGCGCCCGCACTACGAGCCGTCCAAGCGACGCCTTACTTGGGCGAACGGGAACACTGCGACGCTGTTCACTGCCGATGAACCTGACGGCCTCCGCGGTATCCAGGCACACTACGCCTGGGCTGACGAGCTTGCCGCCTGGCGGCAAACGCCTGACGCGGCTGGTATGACCTCGTGGGACAACCTTCGCGTCGCCTGTCGTCTTGGCTCTAACCCGCAGATCATCGCGACAACTACGCCAAAGCGCGTGCCGGTTCTCTATGGTTTGATTTCCGAAGCCGAGCGCACAGGCAAGGTGTACATCTCTCGCGGCTCGACGCTCGACAACGCGGGTAACCTATCTGGCGCGTACTTGGACACGATCACCGGAGTGTACGCAGGCACCCGCCTGGCGCAGCAAGAGCTGTACGGCGAGATGCTCGACGACGTTGAAGGCGCGCTCTGGACGTTGGAGATGATCGAGGCTGGGCGCCAAATGGCATTGCCGATGAACGCGCCGTTGCGCGTTGTCGGCGTCGACCCGTCTGTCGCTGAGAACCCGCGCGATGAGTGCGGCATCGTGGTATGCACCGCAATGGCTGATCGCGATCTGTATAAGCGTCATGCCTGGGTAGTTGAAGATGCCACGGTGCACGGCTCGCCTGAAGTCTGGGCGAGCGCGGTTGCCACGATGGCGCGTAAGTGGCAGGCGCCGGTTGTTGCCGAAGTCAATCAGGGCGGCGCGCTTGTGCGCAATGCAATTCAGGCTATCGACCCGAGTATTAAAGTTCTCGAGGTACACAGCAAGCACGGCAAGGCGCTTCGCGCTGAGCCAGTCGTACTTGCGTATGAGCAGACCCGTGTTCACCATGTCGGGATTCTTGCAGATCTAGAGTCTCAGATGTGCGCATGGATTCCCGGCGAGGGTAAGTCGCCTGACCGTATCGACGCACTAGTTCATGCTATGACTGCGCTTCTGATCAAGCCTCCGCCTGGATTTGTTGGCGGTCGGCTAACTGCCAAATCATTTGCAAGTCGTAGACTGCCGCAGGCGAAGCCGGGGTCCGGCGGCGGCAAGGTGTTTACAGTGCGATAGTGCACGATATAATAGCTCTACCATAACGACATTAGGACGTGTATGCAGACATTTCTTGTAGATACTGGCAGCTTTGAAGTTACCGCTCGCCAGCTTGACAATAAAAGACTTCACAAGCAGACACTTGAGGCATGGCAGACACTTCTTACTCTTACTTGTCTTGACCCTGAGGGCAACGACCGTCAGCAGAAAGGCTGGGTCAATCACCCGGTGACGCGCATGTGGCGCGGCTCCGAGGCGCTGCTTGTCTCGTACATTTCAGCTACCTATTTTGAGTGGCGTTCCCGAGGCTACAAGTCTACTCTTCTGCCCAAGACGTTTGCGACCTTCGATCGCGCGCTTGAGCTCGGCCGAGTCAGTTCCGAGCTAACCTTGCCGTCGTGGATGCAAGACGGCGACTACTTCTCGCGTCTTGTCTCAACGCATCGGCGCGCGCTGCTGGTTAAGAACTATGAGTGGTACTCGCAGTTTGACTATCTGGAGGATCCAGGGTCGTCCCCGGGCTCATACGAGTACCTGTGGCCGCATCAAGACGGTTTCATGGCAGCTT